TGCATGACAGGTATCTGATGCGTGAGGGACTGGTGCAGAACATGTTTCCGAACCTTACGCCTGCGGATCGGGACATTCTCATTAGTGCCAACCCGCCGCACAACCGTACGAGTGGAATCTCGTATTACTTGTGCCCACCTTGCTGGGATATCAGCGTTGCTGCTAACGAAGAGGTGGATGCCTGATGCTTTGCCCAAGGTGTGAAGGTGAAGAACTCGCTGAAGAGCAGGTTATGAACGCATTGAGTAGAACGACACGGGGCGAGAATGATGTACCCGTGTACGTGTGTTCACCGTGCGGTAACGCTGAAGGGGTGAACGAATACTTCAAGGGGTACACGGAACCGCAGGTTCAGTGGCCTGTTGACAGTGTGTGGCCCGATGGGCGAGCGGTGGCTAAGTATTAGTAGCACACATGAGATCCATCATCTCTCTCTCTCTCTTTTGAGAGAGAGAGATGATGTGGTAACCAAACCATAAACCAATGCACGGGAGGTGCAGATATGGCAACACTAATCAGAGATTCCTTGTATATAGGTGAGTCCCCTTGGGATGAGTCTTGTGCACAAGTTGGTTCAGACATGTACCGGGTGAACGCAGGCAAGGAGTGTCGGCGGTTTATCGAACAGATCCGCAAGCACTACGGGGCGGAGCCGCAGGGTGCACGCTTGTACATCAAGTCGAATCCTCACGACTTCGGTAGTTACTTGTCGGTGGAGTGCGAGTTCATCTGGGATCCGTCTGAGATGGACGAGGAATGGACCCCTTCACAGAAGTATGCCTTTGCGATTGAGGGTGACGACCTGAACAAGTTGCAGGCATGGGATCCCAATGAGTGAAGACACGATGCACCCAGCATGTGAGATATGCGGCAAGCATTACTTCGCTGTTGATGGTTGCAAGGGCCATGCGGAACGGTGGAAGGAGCGCGTTGAGGCTAAGAAGGCTTCGTATGTTGCGTTAGTGCGCAGGCTCGTAGAGATAGCCGATAACCCCAGCGCAACAGAACGAATGCTTGACTATGACAGGGTTGCCCGTGCACACGAGCCGAATCTACCGGCCCCTCGTACATGAGATCCCCTCTCCCTCTCTCTCTCTTTTGAGAGAGAGGGAGAGGGAGTTGTCCTTTTCCAAACCAATGCACGGGAGGTGCACATATGAATACCGAAGTTGAAATAAACACGAACGTAGACGTTGAGTTTGACGATGACGCCGTGTGGGATGCCATAGAGGACAGGGTTGAGCGTGAGATCCAGTCCCAACTGGAATCATACAGCCCTTGGGACGCCGTGTCTGGTGACGTTGAGAACTACGTAGAGGATGCGATCTCGGATCACGGCGGTCGTATCGACTGGTCTGATGGTGATGAGCACCTAGAGAGCCTGTTGGATCAGTTCTCCACACGTATCCGTGATGGTAACACGTTGTGTGATCTGGGTAGATCCGCACGGAAGGCGATTGAGGCGGTCATAAGCGTCGAAGGGTGGACTCACATCCCCGTCGCTGAGCGTGTCGATCAGATCCGCATAGATCAGGATCTGGACGTACAGCATCGCATCAACACACTAGAGCGGCAGGTCAAGACCCTGTTGGCGGCAATCACCGCTCTGGGTGAGCGTGCAGCGTCAGTAACCCCGGATTCCGTGGTCTGACATGGATGAGTCTTGCACAGCCATGACACCTTGTCCGCATATGGACGCCCTCCACATCAACGACTTCGGGTTGGAGATGGTGGTCTTCTTTGCTGGAATGGTGTTAGCGGCTGTCGCAATGGAGGTTGCCCGGCGTGTGCGAGCACGTCGGGCAGCCAACTGGTACAAGGATTACTTGAACTCCTTGCGGAAACTCCGTAAGGGTTAGATAAGCGCAGGAGGTGCTTATGACAGGCAGAAACATTACCGATAATACGGATGCAGGTGGACAAAACTGGATAACTCAGTTGCGTAACCAGATTGAGAACATCCCCACCAGCGATGGTGTGGTTGTGGAGGATCTACCTCCGCAGGCAACAGGCCAGTTTGAACCGTGGACGGTGCAAGGTTGCGCTGACGTGGTGAACGCTGACTTCAACGTCCTGTACGTTCCATCTGGGTACATTCACCCCGTGACGGGAGAGCAGATCGTTCCCGTTTACTCTAAGGGCACCTACAGAGGTGACCCTGCCGACCAGTACTTGCTGCGTGAAGATACGCATCAGGTAGTTGGCAACATGTCGGGTCGTTACCCGGAGCGTGAAGGCTACAAGCATGTGTTTGACACCCTTGAAGACATGTTCCCGAAGTCATGTGACAGCGTGACGGTGTATGGGAACGGTGAACGAGTGGTTGTCCAGCAGGTGCTTGATGAGCCTTACGACTTGGGTGATGGCGACATGATCCAGCCGTTCATCTACACTCGTATGTCATTGAATGGCACATGGAAGACGGAGATTATTCCCGTTAGCCAGCGCCTAGCCTGCGAGAACATGCTTGGGCATTCCGGCCAGTTGGTCGGTGTACGAGCCACGAAGAACCACGACACCTTGCTCACGATGCGTTCCAGTGTGATTGAGATGGCGATGGCTCAGGGGCAGACGCTCAAGTTGATGGCTCAGATCCTTTCGGATCAGGAGTTCACAGACGGCATGTTTCACGACATGTTGAACTCTGTGATTCCTCGCCCGAAGGATGACGCACACCACAAGACGGAGACTGCTATCTACGCTAAGCGTAGTGCCTGTCTGACGGCGTGGCGTAACGAGGCTGAGGATCATCCGACCATGTGGGGTGCATACAATGCCATGCAGGGTGCAGAACAGCATCAGATCAACACGAATGGCAAGAGCACGGAGGCGGCCAGAGAGCGGGCGCTTGTGAAGGCGCTTGACGGCAAGACCCCCATTGCGGATGCGGCAGAGAGGTACCTGATGGACCTCACTACCGTAGGTGCAGAGGAACCGTTCTAGCATCTAGGATGGGGTAGTTCCGGCGGTCGGAGGTTCCTTGAAACCTCCCAGCCTCCGGCTGCCACGCAGGGGTGCGTCTGCGTCAACAACGCACACCCAACCATCCGCGTGTGGGGTGGGGTATAAACCCCCCGGTTGCCTCACCCCACACGCTCCCCATGCACAGGAGGTGCTTATGTGGCTTACCACCCTAGACGGTATGTATTCGATTGTAGACAAAGCGATAGAGGGGCCGGAGTATTTATGTGTTCGTTCTCGTGACGAGGATTCCCTCATCAGAATGCGGAATCGTATTATCGACTCCGCTAAGAGCAATGACGAGAGCGTGTATGTGAAGACTGGCCCCAATGATGGCGTCATGTGTCAAGGCCAGTTTTGGACAGGTAGACGCTTACAGGATGCTGGCACGGATTACGAGTGGAGGATGAGTGTCCCTCACGAACTGATAAGCGTTTGGATGGGACTGATACTGGCAGAGGTCACGTACAACAACTTCAAAGACGAGTGTTACAACGACTGGTCGGAAAGATGTGACCCGAGTGTGACACATAAGAGAATGAATGCGTTGACTGAGGTTTGGTATGTGATGGACAGGCTCTGGCCTAGAACACCATCCCGGCATCCATCCCTGAACGGTGGGCGTCCCGTGTTGCAGATGTTGCAGGGGGGTGGGGACAATGGCTCTGACGCCAGCGGGGTATAGCACCACGTTCACTCGTGAAGAACTGTTACGCATCCGTAACCTGACCGTAACAAAAGACACGGATCCGTCACAAGAAACATCCGACTGTAACGAGCAGGTGTCGGAATCCGACGAGAGCGACGACTAGGCTCAGGGTACTCAGTACACGCCCCTCCCCCCTAAAGGGGAGGGGCGATACTAAGTACAGGAAGGGAGAACCATGAAACAGAAGTACCCGTTGCACAAAGCAGAAGACGGTAGGTGGGTCCACACATGGGTTCGTCAATCGTCTGTCAAGACTTCAGACATGTGTCTGGAGCGTTGGCGAACCGACGTATTCGGCCTTGTAAGCGAACCAATGAAAGATGCTTCGTCACTAGGCACGGTATGTCACACGATTGCGGAAGACGTTTGCAACTCGCTTATAGACGTAAACGAAGGCAATGCTGTAGCACCTATGGATCTGCAAGCAGCCTTGGATGCGTTTGATTACGAGTGGGAACAAACCGTTGACAGCATTGAAGTGTGGAACTCGTACAACCCTGAAAGTGCACGAGTGGCTGGCGTAAGCAAAGTCACGAACTGGTACAACGAAGTGTTTCCCCTGCTCAAGCCGTTACAGACCGAACACACATTTGACGTTCCACTTGTTGAAGACGATCAACGAATAGTTCGGTTGACAGGCACGATTGACCTAGTTGAAGAAGACCGGTTATGGGATTGGAAGTTCCCCGGTAGGGATTACACCCGTGATAAATGGCAGTTTGAGCGATGGGATGTTCAATCTATCGCTTACTGCTACGCATTGGGTATCCCCAACTTCTCATACGCGGTGATGCATCCCAAAGGTGTGGGCCGTATGGACTTGGAGCGTGGACAGGAGCATTACGACTGGCTACGTCAGAAGGTGTTGGCACTCTGCAAACTGCTTGAAACTCAAACGGGTCCATACCCGTTGGGTGACAACGGTTGGTGGTGTTCCACAAAATGGTGCGAAAACTTCGCACGGTGTAAAGGTGCAACAATAGGAGGCACTTAGTATGGCTTGGACGCCAATGAGTCCGCATGAGCGGGCAAGTATAGAAGCACAGGTCATTCTCAAGGCGGCGGTTGAACTCGCTGTCGCAGAGATTGGCAACGAACCTGACGGTGTGGCAGTCACGATGGCAATAGAGAACGCACGCGCTCTCGCCAAGGAACTACCCCACCTGAAGGACAGCCTTGTAGGCGTTAGCATCTTGAATCCCGCAGAGGGTCAAGGCGCTCCGATAGTGGTAGCACCCGGTCAGGATGTGACCGCTAGTGCGGTTCCAGAACTGACCGCTGCGGTTGCCAGTGTGCAGAATGCGTTCCCCGGAGCGACAACGGCAGCAACAACGCCGGGTGGCTTCGCTGGTCGTACAGACGGCATGACATCCAAGTACGTAGACGATGAAGAATACGTACAGATATTGGCTATCTGGAATGCCGAACGTGTTGCTGGAGTGCAGTTTGCTAGTCAGCAGTCGATGTTCCTGTGTAATCAGGCCATCCGCAAGTTGTTTGCTGACGGTAAGCGAAACTTCCCAGACAACTACTGGGCTGAGGCCCTACAGGGACAGGCAATCCCGGTTACAAAGAATGGCAAGTGCGGGCTGGGAGACTTCAAAGTCAAGAAGGCCACATCTATGGGTAACGATGGAATCCCCTTCTTGGGGGCAGGAGATGGAAACCATCCTCTTGCCAACAAGAGCGGGTACTTCGCTGCATTGGTGAAACTCAAGGCGGGCTTCGGGTGGAATGACCGCCCGGATCCGATTGACCCTCACAACTGGCTGAGTCAGGTAAGTGCCTGAGGAACTCAGTCTGGAGGAAGCACTAAGGCGCGTGGCCGGGGCAGAGTCCATCTCTGCTCCGGCCCCTCCCCCCTCGGAGCCTCCAGCACAAATAGAGGGAATCTCACCAGCAGACCTGCAAAGACTATTCACACCGAAGAAGGAACAGGTCAGGCGTATGCGCCACGATCTGCGTTCAGGTAGTGAATGGTCATTTGGTGTGCGGGTCTTTGACGAAGCCACATTGGGTGGTGCTCGTGCCGGGCAGTTAGTAACCATCATCGGTAGGTCGCATACAGGCAAGACCTTGCTGGCGTTGAACATGGTTGCCCGGAACCGCAAGCATCGCACTCTGTGGGTTAGCCCGGATGAAACCGAAACCATGTTCTGGGGTCGGTACGCAGCCATACGCATGGAGATTGACCAGAAGGATTGGATCGGACGACTCATCCGTGAAGACCCACGGGCATGGGAACGTGTTGAACAACTCATGCGTGATGAAACCAACCTGCACTTTGAGTCCACAGGCATGTCCGTAGATGACATCGACAAGGCCATGCGCATTGCTTCGGTGGAACTATGGGACGGGCAGCGACCCGAAGTACTGGTGTACGACTACTTGGAGTTGATCCGAGGCGGAGGCGCTGGCGATGCAGCCAGCGTTCAAGCGAAGATCGAATCGTTCAAGCAGTTGGTATCGGACTGGCGTGTCATAGGCGTCATCTTGCATCAGTCTGGCCGGGGTTCAGGGAACCGTGGCCGTGCCGGTGGGATTGAGGCAGGGCGATACGCATCCACCAGTGAAAGCCACTTCCTGATCGAAACGTGGCGCAGGTGGGATGACACCAACATGGATGAAGCAGAGCGCAAGCACTATGAAGACGAAATAAGTGCGGGCCTGTGGAAGAACAAATCAGGTGATGGTGAGAAAGCGGAGGTAAATCTAACCATCGACAAGAGCGGACGTTTGCTGGAACCCGGCATCGTTTGGGAACAGATGCAGATAGATGATGAATGAAGATACGATCATCTCGTTTCGCAACCTGTTCCTTGGTTTTCCACTTGCCTATGGCACGGATGAAGGCGGCTGCCGATGGGCAGACGTTGACACGATGTGGCATGAGCACCTGCTAGGTGAAGAGATGATTGGGATTTATCCAATGGTCTACGATCCACTATTCACGCGAGGTGGTCCTGATTCGTGGACGGAATCCTCTGAGAATAATCGCTATTACGTGGAGATGGACCCCAACTTGTGGATGTGCAAGTGGGGGTCCATCGACATAGATGAAGGCGAAGGTTCTCACGTACTTGCTCGCAATACACAGACAATCCTGTCAGCGTTGGATATCGTTTCATGGGTAGAACTATCCCGCAGCAAGGGCTGCCACTTGTGGCTGTTCGCTGAGGAATGGGTGCGTTCTTCTGTGATGCGAAGAGCGATGCAGGCAGCGTTGCAACTGGCTGAAGTGCCGTACGATGCCGTGTATCCGAAGCAGGATTCTTTGGCTGGCCCACCCGGCAACTACATGCGTTTGCCGTATGGTGGGAATCGGATTGTAGGTAAGCAGGAGATGCTTGACGAGAATGGGGCGATCCCATCCGTCGATGAGTTTCTTCAAAGGGCGGAAGAAAGCAAAGTGCAGGTGGCAGCGTTGGAACGTGCCGCCGCCTTGTACAAGGATCCAACACCCGTGGTGGTGGATCTTCCCCCGAAGCGAGACTACAATAACGAACCGTTGATGACCGTAGATGGCTCACGCTTGCGTGGGCTACCATCGGAAATGTTCAAGAACGGTCCTGTCCCGTATTACAAGGGTAGTCACGGTGCAGGCAAGGGGCGACACGGTTTCCTGAACCGATTCGCCCGCGCAATGTTTGAAACCGGCTACACTCGTCCCGATGTTGTATCGTGGACTAAAGACCTAGATTCACGACTAGGAGCATGGTACGACGATGGCCCGAAGTTCACAGGCAGACAAGATTGCGAGCGCCAAATTGAACGACTCGTCGGAGATGCAGAACGCAAAGCCACCCGATGAGTTCTCGTTCGTGGTTCCGGGTAGACC